GGGTTACCCCGCTTGTTTGTTTAGCACATGGTGTGCTAGCTTGCTTATTTTGAGCAACCATTACACTTACTCCACACTTAGAGGTTTAGATACGTTATGTATACTTTGTCACTTAGAGTCATTCGTTTCAAAGCGGCCATTTTTGGACGCCTCGTTTCAGATCCACTCTCTGTGCCTCGGTATGCTTTTTCGTATCGGCGCATCTTTGTGGGTGGTAAGTCTCTGTCTCTGGCTAACCCCCTCAGTACACGTTGGGAACTCATCCGCTTTAATTGGATGGTGTTACCGTGCATGTGCTGGGAATGTCAAATGTCCTCTAAGGACTTTGGCGTTGTGAGTGAACACAGAGGAAGACGTAATGTTATAACGTTCTTCGTAAAACCAGCTGGATACGCGGAAGCGTAGTTAAACTCATGCCCTCTCGTTAGCTAGGAAAAACTCATGTCTACCATCGTTCAAGACCGTATTACTAAGCACCAAAAACTATATACCCTATCCTATAACCGCGTGTTTTATTCTGTACACGCTGTTAAGGCTACTGGTAGTAGTCAAGATGCCGAAATTATGTTCTTGGCACGACGGAAAGACTGTGAACTCATAGCTAATATTATTGAGGGAAAAATCCCATGAGGACTTACGTTCGTCACACGGACGCCTTGCGCCGACATCAACACTCGGAGCCTGGTAACGAATATTTCAACGACGACATAGTTGTCGATGGAAATTGGAACATATTTCGCAAAAGTGATATATACGTGAACCCTCTATGGGCTCTCCGTAAAAATAACCCTAGCATATATGTCCCCCCGTCAAACTACTCTCATAGTAGTGAGATCCTTAAGAATTATCATGGTTGGGCCCGTGTGGGCTCCTATGACTATTATTCTGGTTCTCTGGCGGGCATTGTAAGTCATCCAGTTCAGTTTCCTACCCTTCCTCCTATCGGCTACGTCCGAGACCAAGCTATCATTAAGGCCCTTAAGAAATTAAAGGACCAAAATGTAAATCTTGCATTGGCTTATGCCGAGAAAGAGAAAACCGCCGCTATGATGCTATCGACAGCTAAATCGCTGTCGGGCGCCGTTCGCGCGATTAAGAAGGGGGATGTTAAAGGAGCATGTCGGGCTGTAAGAGTTCCAAACAAGGGTCCGTCACGTATACCCACACCGAAAGGTGCGGACGTGCCGAAACGCTGGTTAGAGCTCCAGTACGGTTGGAAACCGTTGCTGTCCGATGTCCATGGCTCCGCCCGTGCACTTGCAGATCTTGTTACATCTGATCCTACAAGTACACGCATCACCGTTAAGGGCTACGCGAAGAGCAAAGAACTTGCCTTCGAAAGCATTACCGGAAACTTTGAGTACTCTATTTTTACTAAGTACTTTAAGTCCTGTGGCGTTAGATTGGATTATTACCCATCTAGCGCTCAGGGTCTGATGCAAGCTTCAGCACTGGGCCTAACAAACCCATTTGATTTAGCTTGGGAACTCATCCCATTCAGTTTTATGGTCGACTGGTTTATACCGATCGGCGATGTGCTGAATGTAATGGACGCTGCCCTCCCTTTTGATTTCTTGGGAGGATATATTACTGAAAATGTTGAAGCGCGTCAGCAGAACCTCTGTGCTCCGGCAATTGGAGGGTCACTCAACGGTACGGGTTATGGTGAAGCTTATCGTCATGCGTCACAACGAATAAGCCTCTCATCCAGCCCGTTCCCGAGTTTGTCCTTCTCACTGCCTAAGAGTCCAAGTAATGCTAATGTTGCCTCCGCTCTCAGTATTGTTGCTTCTGTTTTCGGAAAGTAACTGTTCGTTCCTCGGGAATTCTTCCCTTGGTCCTATATTAATTACAACAACACGGAGTTTTATCTCTATGAGTGCTATAACCACTGTTACATTAACCGATGCCACGCCAGTCACTCCGGTGGATCGTAGTTTCGTGCCGCTCCAAATCGTCGGGGACAAGGCTATGCTGACCAACAGGTCATCTGTGTCTGCCCTCGGCGACCAAAAGCTGCATATCACTGTGAAACATCCGAAGGGCAATGAGCTTTACGGCAAAGTTACCATCCAACTGGTTGTTCCAACACTCGAAGTGAGCGCTGGATCCACGAGTACCGGTCTCCAGGCTGCACCAACGAAAGCATACGATAACTACTTTACGGTAGAGTCGCGCTTCCATCGTCGCAGCACGGAACAGGAACGCAAGGATCTGCGTGTCATGATGATCGATGGTCTTGCTACTGCTCTGATTACAGATGCAGTCGATAAACTGCTGAACGTTTACTAAGGTTCAGCAGTGCGTCAACATCCCATCTCCCGCATGGTGCGGGATTCGACTGTGTCGAGCGTTATGCTCGACACCGCTTTCACTTTAAATATCATGAGGTTTACCCGATGGATAGGAAGCGTCTTCACGCTGTTAGGCGTGATAACCAGTATACTATTAATGACACAATCAATCTCTGTAAAACTATCGCAGCCGGAATTGATCCCACTGACACCTCCGAATACGGGAGAAACATTTCCCGTGGAGATTACTTGTCAGTCGTCAACTCCGTCTTCCGACACCACCTATACACCCGACTAGATTTGGAAGATTTCCGTAGGGACTATGCTCTGCATAATCTCCTAAGGAAGTTTCCAGACCTGCCAGGCGTTAAGGTTGACCGTAAGGCCGCCGCTATCAATTCATTGATGGCTGCTGAGAGTGATTGTAAAGCTGCTTCCCGTCGTATTCGCCAATTGCATTGGAGTCCGGGTTCCAACCCGGATCTTAGTATGGTATTGTATCATGCTAAGAGAAATATCTCTAATGTACTTGGTTCGTTCGATTGGGAGCAGGTCATAGATGGTGGTGACTTTGGCCCAGGCGCTTCAACGCGCTTGAGCAGGGCTCATTCATCGTTACAAAATAAGTTAGAGGGGCATTTGCACCTCACTGGACCACTCGTACCTCTATTCGAAGCGCACCGGGCCTTTCGGCCCGGATTGTTCGACGGTTATGAGGTTGTTGATGGAAATAAGATTACCTTTGTTCCAAAGGATGCTAAGACGGATAGACCGATAGCAATCGAACCCGATTACAATATGTGGGTTCAGAAAGCGATTGGTTTAAAAATACGCCGCCTTTTGCGTTCGAAAACCAAGGAGAGGATCGACTTGAATGACCAGACTCATAACCAGGAGCTCGCTAGATTAGCGAGTCTTGGGTACGGTTTAGCCACTGTTGATCTCTCTTCGGCCTCCGATACAATCTCCCGTGGACTCGTCGAAGAACTGCTCCCTACTGATTGGCTTGATGCCCTCAGTATGTGCAGATCAGAAACGGGTACCTTTCCTGATGGCAGTAAGATCCGCTATCAGAAATGGTCTAGCATGGGAAATGGTTATACCTTTGAGTTAGAGACCCTAATATTTTGGGCTCTGTGCAAGGGTGTAATCGAGGTTTATGGTAATGGTTCAGAGTACGTTTCGCTTTATGGCGATGACATAGTAATATCATCGTCGCTGTTTGCGAGTCTGAGTGGGGTCTTCTCCTTTGTTGGTTTTACGATCAATGAGAAGAAGAGCTTTCACGAAGGACTGTTTTACGAGTCGTGCGGAAAGCACTTCTTTTGTGGAACTGACGTCACACCTCTGTACGTTGATAAAGTACCTCAACGTCTCGTTGAGAGGATCGCTCTTGCTAATGAAATAACTCTCTTAGCATCACGATTTGGCAACAGTATGTATCGTTGCTCCTCTCTTAGGCCTGCCTTTGAAG